TCAGGCTTCCCGCGCCAATTCTTCAAGGTATTCCGCGAACACGATTTCAGAGGTTTTCCAGCCCAATATTTCACGCGGATAATTGTTTATCCACGCTTCCGTTTCCTTGATGCTCGCTCGGCTTACCTTGTTGAAGTCGGTTCCTTTCGGGTACTTCCGCCGAATCATTTTGTTTGCACACTCATTTGACCCGCGTTCGCAACTTGTGTACGGGTGGCAATAATACATTTTGGTTCGTCTGCCTTTCCGCAGGATAGACCGTTCAAGGCTCTTCACGTCGGAGAACTCCCCGCCGTTGTCTACGGTGATTGTCTGGAACACGCGCGGAAACAGCGCCCCGAACCTCCGTTCAATACGGTTCAGGGCGCGAACTGTGCTGATTGCGGTTCGGTCGCGCATTTTCTCTATAATTTCTTTTCGCGTCAGGCGCTCCGTCATAACCAGCAAGGCGCATGAACCCTCTTTGCTTGAATATACGGTGTCCATTTCCCAATGCCCGAAAGTGATTCGCTGGTTAATCACTTCCGGGCGTTTTTCTATACTCTCGCCCCGCGGGGCGCGTTTCGTCGTCTTTACCCGGTGATAGGGCCGCTTGCGCTTCGGCTTCTCCGGCAAGTCCTGATTCGTCAGGTTCAAGAAAACGCCCTTTTCAATGTAGCTGTAAAACGTGCTGACACAAATAGAGGTTTTGAACGTCCTGCCCTCTAACTCTATGTCGGCAAGGGCCGCGGCGGGCGAACGGTCTTCTTCAATGACCTTGCGTTCCAAATAGTCGGCAAGTTCGCGGTCATTGCCGATTTTCAGCGGTGCGCCTTTTGCCGCGAGGTTTTCGCGGTATCTCCGTTCCGCTCCGTCCGGGTTGTATCGGTCTTCTGTAAGCCATGTTGCGCCGTCCAGCCACTCCCAGCGGGAACGCTTGATTTCTCTGTAAATCGTGCTGACGTGAACGTGAAGTTCCGCCGCAATCTGTTTCGGCGTATCGCCGCGGTTCAAGCCGTATTCGATTTTCCGCCGATCTGTAAGCTGTAAATGACTGAAACAATGCCCCATGCTATAACCTCCCAAAATGCGAAACCCGCCCAAGCTATCAAGCCGGGCGGGTTTTGTTCCTCTTTTCAGCGGTTCCCCGCAAAAAAGATTATAACAATCTTTTTATACTAACGCAAGTATAAAAAACTATTGCTCATTTTCTGTCAGCCATTCCATAGATACACCAAGTATCTTCGCAAGCACCGCAAGTTCATAATCGGTCACAAAGCGGGTCCCGATTTCAATTCTGCTCACGCTGTCCCGCTCCATTGTAATTCCTGCAACTTGTAGACGCGCCGCAAGGTCTGTTTGCGTGATATTCAACCGGGCGCGTGCTTCTTTGACGCGATTTCCGCAAAGGTTCTTTCGCCCCTTGTAGTCGTATATTTTCAACCGCCGATTCCTCCTTTTGTGTTAAAGGTCTGCATTTTTCTTGACTTTAACACAATAAGCGTTGATAATTGTGTTAAAGGTCAGAATCCAGAAAAAGCAATGGTCCGGCCTTTGAAAATAACGCAAGCCGCCCGGACGCTGGGCGGCAGAACGGAGGATTCCACATGAAAAAGGTTCTATCTCTTGTCCTTGCGGCGACGCTTGCCGTGTCCCTCTCCGCCTGCGGCGGCGCTCTTGTCGATCTGGACACGCCCAAATCGGAGGAACTGACGGCGCAGTATGATTTTTACCCCGATGCCATGAACACCATTCGGGCGGATATGAAAATCACTCCCGAACAGGCCGATGAAGTCTTTATCATTCTGACTTCCTGCGGCCTTGATGGGAAGATTACAAGCATTTCCGAAAGCAAGGGCGCGTATACCGTCTATTACGGCGGTTCATCCCTCGACGTTGCACTTTCTGACGGTGCGGTTGAAGCCGTCTATTCCGGGCGTGATATGCTGTACCCCGAATATCACAAGCACAATGTCTTGATGGACTATGACTTGACCGTAAAGGACGTGAAAACGGGTTCCGGCGATAAAATCGGTGAATACGCCTATATCCGCATTACGAAAGCACAGCTTCAAGCCATTACGGAAGAAAACTACAAAGAATTTGCGGAAACCGTCGTCAAGGACAGCGGCTACAACTGGGTTGCAATTCTTTGTGATGACGGCACGGGTATTTGTTTCCCCGGTTCTATGTACTATGTCGGTACATACGGGAAGCAAGATACCGACGGTTCCATTCTTGAAGATTACGGCGCTATCACGCTGGACGAAAACGGCGGCTATACATACGAACAGTTCTGAACAGCAGGAAAGCAAAAGCGACGGGCGCAACGCCCGCCGCTTTCTTTATGCCTTTTCCTGCTCCGCGTCTGCCGCGGCCTGAACCTCTGCCGCGAACTGCTCCGGCGACAGTCCCAACACCGCCGCCGCCCGTTCGTCCATCAGCGATTCGATCATATCGTTTATGCTGTCAAACCCGCTTGCCTTTGCCGCTCTCTGATATACGGACTTTTTGCCTTTCTTCACATACGGGTAAATCCTGTCATAGTTTTTGCTATTGTATTTCCGCTTCGCGTCTGTCGCGGCTTGCCCGCGTGGATTTCCATATTTGCTTGCCATTGTCACCACTCCTTTACTTGTCCATTTTATCACGCTGTTTATACTAACGCAAGTATAAAAACACACAATCTAACGTTAGTATATTTGTGCATCATTCCAGCTTGTTTTTATACTAACGTTAGTATATAATCATAATCAGAAAGAGAAACCAAAGCCGCCCGGTTGTCGGGGCGTAGAGTTCGACAACAGCCAACCTTACGGGCTGACACGAAAAGGGAACCGACGCGGCATACAATGACACTTCAACTTCTGGTTTTATATATGGGGGTAATCAATATGAAAAAGTTCGAGATCGGCAAGGAATATTTTGACCGTAGCGCCTGCAATCACGATTGCATTTTCACCATCAAGATTATCAAGCGCACCGAAAAGACGGTGATGTTCGAGCGTAACGGCAAGACCCGCCGCGCAAAGCTGTTCTTCGATGAACGCGGTGAATATATCATTCCCGAACGTTATTCTATGGCCCCGGTCTTCCGTGCTGAAAACGAGGTTCAGCCGGAAGAGGAACCCAGCGTCGAGGAAGCCGCCGCCGAAACGTCCTGCGGCGTTGAGATCGTCCAGCCCGCCGACGCGAACACCGTTGTTGTTATGGTGGGTCAGCGCGTCGAACGTATCTGCGGCGCTTGCTATCCTCCGCAGGGTGGAACCGTCATCGGCTTTGTTAGCCTGCCTGATACCCGTTTCTTTCACGGCGGCGTTTTCGCTATGGTCCTGTATGACGGCGCAAAGGCTCCTGAACGTGTCCGCCTGTCCGACATTCACCGCCGCGGGTGGCGCTCTCCCGGCGGTTCTCCGTTGGGCGTGTTCGTCGCCTGACGCTTTACCGGGGCGGCGGTTTCCGCCGCTCCGCTTTTCGCGCCGCTGTACCTACCGCAACGGCGCAAAATTTTTCTGCTTTTTCGCATTTTCCCTATTGACTTTATACTAACGTTAGTATATAATTAGAGCATAAAGAAAGGGGGTGACAAGGTGAAGAAGAAAAAGAAAAAGCCCACGAAATCGCGGGTCGATGTTCGGACCATCGTAATAACCGCAATCGTGGACTTTCTGGTAGGGCTTGCGTTACTGATAATTGATAAGCTGACGTAAGCCGAAACCCCGTATTCTATGGGCGGGTTCACCGCCCACCCATAGAATACACTTTTTCTTCTGAACTGTCAACCATGCTTGAAAAACTCGGAATCTTCCTGATCGCTGTTGCCGTTGTGAAGCTGATTATCGCCGCCGCGGTCCATTACCGCCGCAAGAAAGGGGAATGAACATGAAAAGAACTGCAAACAAGTTCCAGCGGGCCTATATGGTCGCCAAAGCCCGCGTGCAGGAAGTCGAATCCCAGCAAGAAGCCATCGAAAAGAAGTTCATTGCCGACAAAGGCATTGTCAATCCCGACGGCTCCGTTCCCGAATTCCTTTACTGCATGGAGGATGACGCGGCCTTTGAAAAGGCGAACGACGAATGCGCCGCGCTGATTGTTTCCGCCGGGCTTGAAGAAGAACTGAACGCCGCCCGTTCCGTCCTGAAAGCGTCGGAAGATAGCTTGATTGCCTACGGTCTGTCCCTTGCTCCCGCTGGGGTCCGGGCCACGTTGGAAAAGGCCGTTCAGCACAACGCCGCAACCCGCGCAAAGGTCCTTGACCTCGCGTTCCGGCTTGACGTGTCCACGGTCAGCGCATAAGATAAAGGCGGGCGGCGCAAGCCGCCGCCCGTCCTGTGGTAGAATGTGTTGGTTGTTTATGAAAAAGATTGTTGATTGCTACATATATCGGGGCGAATGGATTCTTCCTTTTGAATCCGGCTGGTTTCTGGAATCCGAAAGTTGTTCCGGGAAAGTGGGCGGCATTCCCATTTATAGGGCATTGTCGGACGCAAAGAACGCCATTCGCAAGCGTCTTGACGGGACCCAAACCGCCGAACCGCGAATAATCGGAACCGCGGGCTGGAATGAAACTTCACAACAATATTTTATCGAAAAGCGCGAAAAAAAGCCCGCCAGGGAATGACCCCCGACGGGCTTTCGTTTTTGTCCGAATCGGACGTGTTTAGTTTTCTGCGGGTTCGGTCTGGACGGCCTGTTCTTCGATGCCGACAAGCAGGCTTTCCACGGATGGGGTGTCGATGTAGCCTTTCAAATTCTCATTCGCGCCCCATGCTTTCTTCGCTTCCTCCAAAGCGGCTTCGATCATTTTTTCAATATCGCTGGACGTGAAGAGCAGTTTCAGCACCGCCGGGATTCGCTGATAAATCCAGTCCGCGACGGCGGCATATTTCAGGGAACCCGTACCGCTTCCGAACTGCTTTTCGGCCTGCGTTACAAGGTTGAAAAGGATTTGCTTCAAAATCTTTGTTTCGCCGCGCTTGATAAGCACGACAACCACCGCGAGGAAAGCGACGACGACAAGCACGCTGTCCCAATTCTTCGCAAGGAATGTAAGAACGTTCATTTCTGTTTCTCCTTTCGATCTGTCAACCAATGACGGTACAGCCGGATTCAGGGACCCAGCCCAAGCCGTCGATGTGTACGCCGCACTTGCGGCCCGGATAGTAATACTTCACCGTGTACGTTCCGTTCACGGTCTTACCCTGTCCGCCGCCGTTGCTGTCGCGGTACAGCGGGCCGGAATACTTCACCTTTGCGCCGACGCGCATTTTCGGCGCGGTCGTGCCGTTCCCGACGGCCTGCACGTCCGCCGCATTGACCCAGCCGTAAACGGTAGAACCGCCGCCGGGCTGTTTGATAAGGTGGTAGGGGTGCTTTGCGCCCTTTGCAAGCGCCGTTACCTTTGCCGTTCCCGGCTTGCAGGCCGCGCCGCTTGCCGCCGCCGCGTTGGTGTAATGGGTGTTGCCCGTAAAGCGCACCACGTCGCCCACAGCGAACGCAAGCGCCGCCGGGGTGGTAGTTGTGCCGCTGGGCTTTGTCGTGCTTCCTGCGCCGTTCTGTGCGCCGCCTGCGGTGTCGTAGGCAATATACGGCAACTTGCCGTGCTTTGTCCACTTGCGCCCGTTCATGCCGGAAATAGCGCCGATGTTCAGGCACGCCGTCACCTGCACGCAGTTCTTGAAAGCGGGCGAACATTCGATGACCTTTCCGCCGCCGATGTATACGCCGATATGACCGGGCAACCAGACGGCTTCGCCCGGAACAATGCCGCCGAAATCAGCGGACACGCCGGAACACTTCGTAATCATGGTGTCTGCCCCAAGATCGGGAACGCCGTTGGAAGCATAGGCCGCGCCGCCGTATGGCTTCGCGGCGTTTCCGCTCCAACCCCAAAGAACGCCTTTGATAAGGCATACGCAGTCGAACCCGTAGACGGGCGGGTTCTTATCCGCCGCCGCCTGAATCATCGCCGTTCGCGCGGCCTGCTTGTTGTACCTGTGATTTGTGCAATAGCGGGACACGTTCGCGCCCGTCAGGGGCGCACCGAAACAGCCCATGACGTACAGCGTTTTATAGTTGTCCACAATGTTTTGCAATTTGTTGATAAATTCAGACGCTTTCATTTTGCCTGCTCCTTTCGCGTCTGCGGGGCTTGTGGTCCCCGCCGTGGTATTTGAACCGCCGGGCTTTACGGCGCTTCCTGCGCCGTCGTAGGCGGTCAGGGCGTATGCTTCGATGATTTGAACCAGTTTGTCGGCATACTTCGGGTCGGTCGCATAGCCCGCCGCGGCGATTGCCCGGCACGCGGCTTTATAGTCCCGCTCCCCGATGACCGCTTTATAGCGGGCATTGCACGAAAGCAAGTCGGAATGATCGGCGACGCTTTCCGCCCAACTTCCATAGGCCCGGAAAAGGCCCGTCACGGTCGTAAAGGTCACGCCGTCGTAGCACTCTTGCGTTTTGCCGCTGTAAACGGCCCCGGTCCAGCTTGTCCCGGCTTTGATGCCGAACAGGGCGTTCCCCTTGACCGTCAAGCCGGATTTGCCCCAGCCGCTTTCAAGGATTGCTTGTGCTATCGTCAGGGACGCGAGGACCCCGCTTTTCTGCATATCCGCCGCGGCAAGTGCGCCCACCCGCTCGATGAATTTCTTTTGTTCCTGTGTCATGTGTATTCCTCCGTTACGGCTGAACGTTGTTCAGGTCAACGGGCATTCCCTCCGTTTCCTCCGGGTTCGCCTTTTTGATTTTCACAACGTTTTCCGCCTTTGCTTTCCACGAATAAAAGCCGATGACCGTTGCCGTTGGTGTTCCAACGTAGGCAAGGAAAACGCCAAGCTGTGAAGCGTCGAGGACGACGGCCCACACGCCCACGCCGAACCCGGCGAAATAGGTACAGAGGACCGCCCAAAGAACCAGCTTTGAACACTCTGTCTTCCGGCGGTTCTGCTTTCCCTCTTTTCGTCGGCGGGGCCGTCGTCCGCTCAACAGCAGGACGGCGGCGAACCCGCCAACCAGCCCGGCGGCAACGCTGAAAAGATAAATCATGCCGCGCCACCTTTCTCATAGAAAATCGTGCTTTACCAACCGTTCGTCATACACCCGCTTGATATTTGCAACCGCGTGTGTGGCACGGTTGTTTTCATATTCCGGGTGTGTGTCGCAGTATTTTTCGTAAAGGTCTATTTCGTGCAAAATCTCGATGAAGTCTTCGCGCGTGTGCGGAATGTCCCGCAACAGTTCGTTGTTGAATTGCAGGATTTTTGTACGGTGAAGATCGGCGTTCCGCGCGTCGTCTGTTTTGATATGGTCGTCAAGGATTTTCCGGGTTTCGTCCAGCTTCCGCAGAACGTCGCCGTTGATTGCCCGTCCAATGGCACGCGCAAGCCACGTCCACGGGTTCAGCTTCACGGGGGCGATTTGAACCAGCGTCAGAACCACAAAGGCAATTCCTCCGCCGCTTGCAATCTCTCTGATTGTCATTCTGCTACCTCCCGCAAATGAAGTCCCCGTAAACGCTTTTCAGCGAATACGGGGCGATTGTGGGCGGTGCTTCCTGCGAGTGATAAACCGCGCAGTCATACGCCCAAATCAAATAACGCGTTGTGTCCTCCGCCCAAATAGCAAGCGGCATAATGAAGAACCACAGCAGGCCGAACGCCGGGCAGATTTGGCCCAGCACGTTTCCCGGCTGATTGCTGTAATCCCAAACGCCCAGCCCTAACCACAGGTTCAGGACACACCCGGAAATAAACTCTACCGCAAGCACGATAACGGCCCCGATGACCGATTGCACGATGACCGGGGCGCGATAAAAGCGCGGGGCCTGATTGATAGTGCCAACCAGAACCCCGCACAGCCCGCCTACAACGAACATAGACGGGTGTGAGTACCCGCGGAAAAGCGTTTCAAATACGACGTAAGCCGCGCCCAGCGTGGCCCAAATCGTCAAGATACGTTTCACGCGTCGCCACCTGCTTTCTCGATCAGCGCCGCCATGCTTGCCGCAAGGTCGGCGGGCAGGTCCGCGCCGTACACGATAGCCGGGATTTCATCAAGCCCGGCCCGTTTAATCCACGCGTTCAGGTGGTTGCAGTAAGTGCGGTGATAGAAGACGTGGGCGGTCGCGGCCTGTGTAAGCGCGGTGAATTCCTCCGCGGTATACATACGGCAAAGTTCGCCGTCGGCGTGGTACGGAACTTCCTTTGCACCCTCCTTGACCGTCTGGAACTGCGCCATAAGTTCGGTTTGGTCGTGTTCGGTCAGACTGTAATGTGCGCCGCCCACGTCGATTCCGGCATAGATAGCCGCGGAACACGCAAGGCCGATTTCGGCTTTCTTCGCCGTGCGGACCTGCTCAACGTCGTTCCAGTCCTGCGGCGGGGTCACGCCCAGCCGCTCCAACTTCATATCACGAATGCTGTCTTCTCTGTGCTGAATGCTCATTCAAAGTTACCTCCCGCAGACGTAATGAAGCAATCGCCCGTTGCCGTTCCGCGCTTTACCTTGATGCGGAAATTGTAGCCCCAAGCGCTCGCCGTTTTGGTGGTGTTGGAAAGGAAGAACTTACTTCCGCTTACGACGTTCTGCGTCACGTCCTCCCACGTCGGGGAAGCGTCGTTGCCGTTGTTGCAGACTTCCACGGTGAATTTTGCACCTGCTGGAATTTGACGCACGACAGACATGATACCCTTTGTCACCATACCGTACCAGGTGGCTCATTACGCTCGCCGCATTGATCGCGGCGATGCTTGCCGCGGCGGTCGCGCTGATAGTCTTTGCGCGAAAAAAGCGTGCCGAGCAAAAGGCCAACGCCCTCATCGACCCGCGCTACGGCATCGGCAACGACGGGTATTATCTGAACTGCATGGAAACGCTCATCCCAGCCCCGCTCAGAAGCATCGTCTATGTCTTCTGCATCGGCTGCGATATGCCCTCGCTCGAACGGCGCTTTGGCGAGGCGGAGCGCGAGGAGATCTTCTCCCGCGCGGCGGAGTATCTGCGCCTTGACTGCGGACGCGAGGAATACCTCGCCTGCGTGGGGCGCGGGATGTTCGCGCTCGTGTGTCAGTGCGGCAGCCGCGAGGCGGCACAGCAGCGCGCCGAGGGGCTTATCCGCGGGCTGGACGGCTACCTTGCGGGCTTCCGCGCCGAATATGCCGGCGCGTTCCGCGCGGGCATCTGCTCGCTGTCGGAAAACCCCGACTGCGGCGCCGAGGCTGCGCTCTACAACGCGCGCCAGGGCTGTGCCCACGCGTTCCGTACGGAAACGCCCTGCGCGTTCAGCACGCGCGGCATGATCGACGAGAGCGAGCAGCTCGAGCGTCTGCGCGGCAGCATGAGCAAGGCGGTGGAAAAGGGCGAATTTGAGCCGTACCTCCAGTTCGTCGTCGATCGCGCCGGCACGGTCGTCGGCGCGGAGGCCGTCTCGCGCTGGCAAAATCCGGAGGAGGGACTGCTCAAGCCCTCAAAATACATCGACCTGATGATCCGCGCCGGCACGATCACCGAGCTGGATCTCTATATGCTCCGCTGCGCGTGCGTGCAGCTCCAGACGTGGAAGCGGGAGGGGCGCGGGACGCTGTGGCTCTCGTGCAACTTCACGCGCCAGTCCATCGCAGACGAAAAGATCCTCGCGCGCGTGCGCGAGATCATCGAGCAGTACGACTTTACGCGCGACCGACTTGTGGTGGAGCTGACGGAGGACTCCTACGCGCGCGACCGCGAGGCGGCGCTGCGGACGATCGAGGGGCTGCACGCGATGGGGCTTCGCATCGTGCTGGACGATATCGGCGCGGGCTATTCCTCGCTCTCCGACCTGAGCACCTACCCAATCGACGGCGTGAAGATCGACCGCAGCATCGTGATCGAGTCCGCCTTGCCGCGTGCCCACGCGCTGCTGGAGGGCATGATCCGTCTTTCGCACGACATGGGCATCCGCGTGCTGTGCGAGGGCGTGGAGAACAAGGCAACGTGCGACGCCGTGCTTGCGGCGGGCTGCGACTTCATTCAGGGCTTTTATTTCTCGCGCGTCCTGCCCGGGCGCGAAGCGGAATCCTTCCTGCGCAGCCTGGCGGCGCGCGACAGGGAGGAAGGATAA